AACACCTGCCGATTTGTCTGAGACCTCACTGGAGCAGGCTTTGATCGACATCGCAGCGTTCACAGACGAGCGCGGCCTGAAGATCGCGATCCAAGGTTTGAAACTGATTATCCCTAAGGAACTCCAGTTCACGGCTGACCGTATCATGAAGTCCACGCTCCGCGTTGGTACTGCTGATAACGACATCAATGCCATCAAGAACATGGGCATGATCCCCCAGGGTTACACAGTTAACCACTTCCTGACCGATCCGGACGCATGGTTTATTAAAACCGACGCCCCCAACGGCATGAAGATGTTCCAGCGTGTATCGATCAAAACTGGCTTCGAAGGCGACTTCGACACCGGCAACGTTCGCTACAAGGCCCGTGAGCGTTATTCGTTTGGGTTCTCGGATCCACGCGGTATCTTTGGTTCACCGGGTTGATGTTGTAAGAAAGGGGGGTTGCAAAACCCCCCTTTTGCTGTATTCTTTAAGGACTAGGATTTATTCAGCCCATACGACTGGCCTAGCAGACGTTATAGAGACTTATGGGCAATGTGCTATAACACGAAAGGTTTATCATGGCTAATACCAATTTCTCTGGCCCAGTCACGGCTGGAAATATTAAATACACTACCGGAACAACGGTAGGCACTGATGTAGCAAACGTAGGGTATGTATTGATGGCTCAGTCCGCTGTGATTGACATCATCGGCGCAACTTCGAACAACCAAGTTGTTGCTACTATTCCTGCAAATTCACAAATCGTTGACGTTATTCTGAACGTTACAACGGCTAACGACGACACCGGTACTGCCACTGTTGTAGTTGGAACTTCGGCTGATGCCGATGCTTTTGTTCCTTCTACCAGCGTCAAGACTGCGGCTACTACTCGTGGCACCTTAGACACCGAAGCTACTGATGTTGGAACGACTGACATTCAAGTTTTAGCGGATTTTACCGCTCAAAACGGCAATGGTGCTGCAGGCGCGGCGACAGTAACTGTTCTTTATATTCAGAACAACAACCTCTCCTAATTAGGGGGCTGTAATGAGCGCAAGCAATATAAGCTCGGTCACTAAGACCAGCGACGCACAGGCTATTGCGGGACGTACACGTGTAGCAGGAGTTTACTTCACGTGTACTTCAACGGCCTCTTCATTTTCATTAAAGAACGGTACAACTTCTTCTGGGACGGCTTTAGTGACGATTAATACTCCAGCTTCTGCTGGGGCGTATGACATCATTGTTCCGGATATGGGGTTCTTGTTTGATGAAGGCGTATTTATTGACGTAAATGACGCACAAGTCACCAGTGTCACACTATTTTTCTACGGTGGGGCAGCGGTCTAATGGCCAAGGCCAAGGGAATGGGCATCAAGACTTCGGTCAAGTCGGGCAACTTTCGCCCGACAAAGTCCGGGGCTGGGATGACCAAAAAAGGGGTTGCCGCGTATCGAAAGGTTAATCCTGGGTCTAAACTTCAGACTGCGGTCACAGAAGACAACCCTTCGGGCGCCCGCGCGAAGCGTCGTAAGTCTTATTGTGCTCGTTCTGCTGGCCAAATGAAGAAGTTTCCAGAGGCGGCAAAAGATCCGAATAGCCGTATTCGCCAAGCCAGAAAACGATGGAAATGCTAAATGAGCGTCGAACGGGAACTAGCCACACACTCTGTTGAAATTCGTCATATCCAAGATGACATGGATAAGATGATGGCAGACATGAGCGACATAAAAAAGTCGTTAGAAGCAATTAATCTAACCTTGTCAGAAGCGAAAGGCGGCTGGAAAACCCTCATGTGGGTGGCCGGAGCGTCAAGTGCGGTGACAAGTTTTTTTATTGGTTTGTATTCATTTTTCAACGGAAGGTAGAACCATGCCAGCAAAACCCGGCTTGTATTCTAATATCAACGCTAAGAAAAAACGTATCGCTATGGGTTCTGGTGAAAAGATGCGTAAGCCGGGAACTAAAGGCGCTCCTACTGCAAAAGCTTTTATACAATCTGCCAAAACGGCAAAGAAAGGAAGGAAGTAATGGCCAAGTTAAAAATGGTTATGAAGGGCGGTAAAAAAGTTCCAGAATTTGCTGCGGATGGGGTGGGCAAAATGAAAAAAGGTGGCGTAGCAGGCATGCACAAGATGCCTGATGGCACCATGATGAAGAACTCGGCCATGGATAAAATGGGTCGTGCAGTTAAACGTAAAACGGCAGATGTTAAAGGCCGTGCAATGAAAAAGGGGAAATAATCATGGCTGGAAAAGGAATGGGCATTGCAACCAAGGGCGGCGGATGTGTTGAGTCTGGTCCTAAAAACAAAATGATTTCAAAGACCAGCAAAACCAGCGGTCCTGTGATGATGAAAAACGGCGGGGCCGTTAATCAGCACAAGCGTATGGCTATGGGCATGATGGGTGGTGGAATGGCCAAGGGTTACAAAAAAGGCGGAATGTGCTAAATGGCAACTTCTGGTACCACGATATTTGACCTACCAATCGATGAGTTAATCGAAGAGGCATACGAGCGTTGTGGGATGGAGATGACTACGGGTCATCACCTGAAGACCGCTCGTCGATCGCTTAACCTCATGTTTTTGGATTGGGCGAATAGGGGATTAAATTTGTGGACCATTGAGGAAGTGGCTGTTAGCTTGACCGGAACTACTTCTATTACGTTGCCAACGGACACCGTCCAAGTGCTAACTGCCGTAATCAGAGACTTTTCCCAGAGCCCCGCTGTTGATATTACGATTGACCCGATAACTCGAGCAGAGTATCTAGATATTCCGGATAAAAGCACGCAAGCTCGTCCCGCTCAATATTATGTAGAGCGAACGAATATTCCAAAGGTATTTTTCTATCCGACTCCTGGAGGAGGCGGTGGACCATACCAGTTTAGGTATTACAGAATTCGACGGATTCAAGATGCTGGAGATTACACCAATACATCGGATGTAAACTTCAGGTTTTTGCCTTGCTTAGCAGCAGGTCTTGCTTACTATCTATCTCTTAAATTTAAGTCTGAAAGGACTGCCGGATTAAAGCAAATTTATGAAGAAGAGTGGGCTAGAGCCGCTGCGGAAGATCGTGAAACGGCCAGTATAAGTTTCGTTCCTCAGTTGGGGGTATGATGTGGCATACGCAACCGGAAAATTCTCATACGGACTTTGCGATTACTGCGGGCAACGTTACCCCTACAATATTCTGCGAAAAAACTGGCGCGGATTCAAGGTCTGCCCAGAAGATTACGAACCAAAAGAACCGCAACTTGAGCCACTCAAGTTTAATGGCGATGCTGTTGCTCTCTATGAGCCTCGTCCTGATCGGGTTGAGCCGGTTACTGTTTATGTTGGTTCACCTGGCGACTCAGCCTTTCAAAGTATTGGGAGTGCTAACGGGGGCAACAATATGCAGCCCTACCCGGAGCAAGGAGACGTCTTTGGTGTTGGTAATATCGGAACCATTCTTGTTGTTACTTCGTCCTCTCATGCAACTTCAGGAGTCAGTGCAACGGGCTATGTCAACGATGTCGAAGCCTCCGGCAACTCAGTGATTGTAAATACTAGTTCCGTTTCTGCCTCAAGTGCCATAGGAAATGTGTCATGACCTACGACGAATTAGTAACTAATATACGCAACTATACCGAGGTGGATGCCAATGTATTCACCAATGCGGTTATTAATACGTTTATTCTCATGACAGAGAACCGTATCCTAAGGGATATTGATTTAGACGTATTTAAGTTAGAAGTGACTGGTAATTTGACGGCGAACAATAAGTTCCTAACTGCTCCGTCGGATATATTGACCCACCGCTACATGATGGTCACAGATGGAACAGATCAAATCTTTTTAGAGTTTCGCGATACTTCTTTTATGAAAGAGTATTGGGCTGACGGAAGTGTCACTGGTGTCCCTAAATACTATTCCGTATGGGATCAGAATACTTTCTATGTAGCTCCCACGCCCACGTCCGCGTACGCGGTAGAACTTGGCTATATTTATAAACCCGCTCAATTGTCATCTACCAACACTACGACATGGGTAAGTATCAATGCCCCTGAGGCACTTCTATATGGATGTTTGGTCCAAGCTTACAGCTACACCAAAGGTCCTGCTGATATGATTGCTTACTTTAATAATTCCTATAAAGAAGCAATTCAAGGTCTTGGAATCGAGCAACAAGGCCGTCGTCGTCGTGACGAATTCCGTGATGGTATGGCTCGCATATATGTGAAATCAGAAAGTCCAGGTCCATGACAAGTGTTCCAAATCTTGAAGGAAAACGTATAGCAATAGTGGCGATGGGAAAAAGCCACGGCCAGTTCATACTAGCCAAGACCCATTCAATAGATTTTAACGAGGTGTGGGCGATCAACTCCATGGCTGGGGTAATCTTCCACGATCGAGTTTTTATGATGGACCCGGCAAGTCGGTTCTTGGACAGTGATGATTCAGGCACGCAGACGGGGATTATGGCCAAGGTGCTCAAGGAGCATAAAGGTCCTATCTACACCTGCGAGCTAGACCAGAGGTGCCCAGGCCTGGTGGAGTTCCCCCTTGAACCGGTGATGAATGCCTGCCAAACAGGGTACTTTAACAACACGGTGGCATATGCCATAGGCTTTGCAATTGCGGCAAAAGTTGCCGAAATCCACCTTTATGGCATTGACTTTTCGTACAAAGGGTATGTCCACTTCGCTGAAGCAGGGCGGGCAAACTGTGAGTTCTTGCTGTCCATAGCCATTTCTCGCGGCATCAAGGTAGGAATTGCCCAGGATTCTTCGCTTTTGGATACCAATGAACCTGTGGAAAGCAAGCTTTATGGGTATCATCGTTTAGCTGAACCCTTGGTTGTAGGTCTGGAAAATGGGCGTTTTGTGGCTAAAAAATATTCAGAGGTTAAGGATTCTTTGCCCAAAAACGACCCGATGTTGCCCCCAGAAGCTTTGAGGACCTGATATGTTCCAATTACATGCCGGAAAGATGGCTGATCCAACCGTTAAAACCAGTGACTTTGGCGGCCATTCGTGCGAAGATCTAGCAGAACTCTGCGCAGATAAAATTATTAGTGTGGCCGATAACGCTCCTCCGGCCATTCGTGAGCAGGCTAAGTTCTTCCGGGAGCGCGTTCAGAGAGCAGTCTTTGAATATCTTAAACAAGCCAAGCGGGCCGAAAGGGCTACTTGCATCCAAATTTGTGTTCAGGGCGGGGAACAAGACGCCGCCAATTTACTAAGGAGAGTCTAAATGGCTTTTACCACAACCGTAATGCCCACCTCGTTTAAGGTCGAAATCCTTAAGGGTGTGCATAACTTCTCAACCGGCTCTGGCCAGACTTTTAAACTAGCCCTGTACAACAACAGTGCCTCGTTTACGGCTGCAACCACAGCTTACACCACGACCAACGAAGTAGCGGCTTCTGGCTCTTACACGGCTGGCGGCGGTACACTGACTAAGGTTACTCCAGTATCGTCGGGTACGACGGCTTTGACAGACTTTGCTGATCTGTCTTTTACTACGGCAACTATTACCGCCTTTGGCGCCATGATTTATAACGACACCGCTACGGGTAATCCCGCAGTGGCGATTTTAAACTTTGGTGGTGCTAAGACCTCAACTGCGGGCACATTTACAATCGTGTTCCCTGCAGCTACAGCAACTGGCGCAATCATTCGTATAGCGTAAGGAATGACTAGGTGGCGACCTACTCCGGTTGGGGTGGTGGCCCATGGGGCGAGACTCCTTGGGGTCAAGATGTCACTTATGTCTACCTAGAGGGGTGGGGGTATGGTGCCTGGGGTCAAACTCCGTGGGGTGAAGGCAGCGCTGGTGTCGAGGGCACCGGCGCTATTGGCACGAAGGCACCGGCGCTATTGGCACTGTCACGGTCCAAACCCAGCAAAACGCCCTTGTCAACGTCACCGGAGTACAGGCAACTGGCCAAATTGGTCAAGTTACCGTCTTCACAAATGTGGATGTCCTGGTTACCGGGGTATCCGCAACAGGATTTATTGGGCAAGCCCAAGTCACCGGAACTGCAGTCGTACCCGTTAACGGGGTGGCAGGAACTGGAGCAATTGGGAATGCCACCGTCTCGGCAGCCGTGGATGTCCTTGTTACTGGAGTCTCGGCGACAGGATTCATTGGTCAAACTGCCGTCACCGGCAGCGCTGTTGTGCCCCTCACCGGGGTCCAAGGTGTCGGTATCGTTGGAACCGTCACAGCCTCTGGATCGGCCCTCATTACCGTCACGGGAGTCTCAGGTAGCGGTGCTATTGGGACCGTTGCCGTCTCTGGCGGGGCACGTGTCACCGTTACCGGGGTCCAAGCCACAGGATTCATCGGACAAACAGCCCAAACCGGTACCGCAACCGTCCCAGTCACCGGGGTGGCGGCCAGTGGTGCCATCGGTAATGTTGCCATCACAACAGCAGCAGTCATTCAGCTTACCGGGGTACAAGCTACTGGCTTTATCGGCCAAAGCACTATTACTGGCACTGCAGTCGTACCTGTTACAGGCGTTCAAGGCATTGGCCAAATCGGTAACGTTTCGGTCGTCCAAGATTCTACGGTCAACGTTACCGGCGTTTCGGCTACTGGATTTATTGGTCAGGCCTATGCCAGTATCCCTGCCACGGTCCCAGTCACCGGGGTTCAAGGCACTGGAGCAGTCGGGACGGTCGCTGTTCAAGCAACATCTAACGTCAATGTCACGGGAGTTCGAGGCGTTGGCGCAATCGGTCGGGTCACTATTTGGACGACAGTTAATGACAATCAGACGCCAAACTGGCAAAATGTCAACGATTCCCAAGCTGGTGGTTGGGTGATCGTTAATGATTCACAATCCACAACATGGACTCAAATAGCAGCTTAAAGGAACCAACATGACGATTAACTACACCTCCCTTCTTGGCCTCGCCCAGCCAGTCACGGGTACTGAATCGGGCACCTGGGGTACGGTCGTCAATGACGAGATCACGGCCCTTGTTGAGCAGGCGGTTGCGGGCACGGCTAGCATCGACGTAACTGCTGGAAACGTCACTTTGACAGATACGGATGGGGTGTCTAATCAGGCCCGATGTGCCGTATTGCTTATTTCTGGTACGCCAGGAACGAGTCGAAACGTTGTTGCGCCCAGCCAAAGCAAAGTTTATGTGGTAATTAACGGATCGGATGCCGCAATTGTATTGAAGGGCTCTGCCACAACAGGGATTACGATTCCTACGGGAACTAAGACAATAGCGTTTTGGGATGGATCAGATTTTGTGTCTTTAAGCTCGGCAGTGTTTTCTATCTTTGGAACGTCTGCAGCAGGTGGAGCGGCTCGCTTTTACGAAGACACAGATAACGGTACCAATTATATTGGTCTTCAGGCCCCTGCATCAGTTGCCTCAAATGTCACATTTACCCTGCCAAGCACAGACGGTTCAAGCGGTCAGGCAATCGTAACAAACGGTAGTGGAACTCTTTCTTTTGGTAGTGCAGGTATTTCCACGGGTAAATCAATAGCAATGGCAATGATCTTCGGATTCTAGTGTCCCTATTTAAGGAGTAAGTAATGGCAAACCCAAATATTGTTAACGTCACGACGATTTACGGTAACTCGTCTAGTACGTCTCTCACAACAACTAGCGCAACATCTCTAGTCAGCAACGCTGCGGCAAGCGGGAAGGTCTTCAAGATCAACTCAATTGTTGCGGCTAACGTGGATGGTACATCTGCGGCTGATATTACGATCAACGTCTACAGCGCAGCGGCTCTAGGTGGAACGGCGTTTCCAATCGCTTCGACCATCTCTGTCCCGGCTGATGCCACGCTGATCATTACGGACAAGACGACATCTTTTTATCTGCTTGAGAACCAGTCCATCGGTGCAACAGCAGGCTCGGCAAGTGACCTAGTGGTTACTGCTTCTTGGGAGGAGATAAACTCCTAATAGGGGCTTATCAATAAAGAGGACTAAAGATGCCCATTCACGGCTACCCCGGTAACGTAATTACCGCCAATCCAACAGCACCGACAGTTAGTTCGGCTTCTGGCGTTTGGACTACTGAGCAGCAACTGATAAACCAGTCTGCCGGTAGGTGGCCTATGGCGGCTACGCAGATCAGCAGAAGTCTCAGGTTCAATAGCGCAGACTCGGCGTACCTGAATAGGACTCCTGCTAGTGCTGGGAACAGAAAGACTTGGACTTGGAGTGGGTGGGTTAAGCGGAGCCAAACAGGAGCCAACCATGGTTTATTTACAGCAGGAACTTCATTTGGTGTTAACAACAATGACCTTCAAACAATTTCGTTTACTGGCTCAGATACACTAGAACTTGCTTCTGAAGTAAGCGGTTCAACTCAGTATCGTTTAATTACAACACAAGTTTTTCGTGATCCTTCAAGTTGGTATCATGTACTTGTTTCCTTTGACACAACGCAAGGAACTTCTAGTAATAGGATCAAACTTTACATAAACGGTGTTCAAGTAACTGTCTTTGGAACATCTACTTACCCATCCCAAAACTATGATGGATGGATAAATTCTACAAATTCTCACCGAATTGGACAGAGAACTGGTATTGATCTCAACGGCTACCTCACCGAAGTAAACTTCATTGACGGCCTAGCCTTAGACCCGTCCTACTTTGGGTTTAACGACTCCAACACAGGCTCAGGCAACGGTAACAACTGGACACCTAATAACTTCTCTGTAACCGCTGGTGCTGGCAATGACTCCTTAGTAGATTCGCCCACGGCCTACGGAACCGATACTGGTGTTGGTGGTGAGGTGCGTGGGAATTATGCAACTTGGAATCCGCTTGACCAAGTTCAATCATCTACTTTCAGTAACGGAAATCTTGATGTTGTAACAGGAACCACAACTGTATTTGGCGCAAGAGGAACAATTGCTGTATCAAGCGGCCAATGGTATTGGGAAGTAACGCCAACTGCTGGTGTTGCAACGGCAGATTGCATTATTGGAATTGACAGTGCAATAACCCCAATCAATTCATCAACAGCACAGAAAAATGTTGGAGCAACGGCAACTTCTTACGGTTATCGTGCGAGCGGACAAAAAATAACCAGCAGTTCGTCAACATCCTATGGAAATTCATATACAAATAATGATGTGATTGGCGTTGCCCTAAATTTAGACGCTGGTGAAATTAAGTTTTATAAGAATGGTGTTGTGCAAAATTCTGGCACAGCCGCATTTACTGGATTATCTGGTTCATTTTATCCTGCGTTTTCGGATGGTGATCCGTCTAATGCTTTGACTGTTACCACCAACTTCGGTCAAAGAGCCTTTGCCTACACCGCCCCCTCTGGCTTCAAAGCACTCTGCACACAGAATCTGCCTACGCCGACTATCGGTGCAACTAGCACGACACAGGCAAACCAGTATTTTGATGTAAAACTTGCCACGGGGTCTAACATTGGTTCCGTTACGCTGGGGGCTTTTTCCAGCGTACTAGCGTGGATCAAGGATCGTGCAAACATAAACAACCATCAGTTGCTAGATAGTGTTCGGGGGACTAGCGGATCGGACGTTCTTCAATCAAACACAACATCAGGCACGGTTTCTTACAGTACGCCGACGGGAAACTCTGTGGGGTGGGTATGGAAAGCCAACGGTGCTGGCTCCTCTAACACGGCTGGCACTATTACCAGCACAGTCAGCGCAAACACTACTAGCGGGTTCTCGATTGTTACTTATGCGGGTAACGGCTCAAGTGGGGCTACAATCGGTCACGGTCTTGGTGTGGCGCCAAGTATGTTTATTGTCAAAAGCAGAGGCACTACTGATTCGTGGGGCGTTTATCACGTTTCTCTCGGGAACACAAAAGGTTTGTATTTGGAGACAACGGGTGCAGCAGTCACAAGTTCTGCTTTTTGGAACAACACCTCTCCAACATCAACTGTATTTTCAGTAAGTAATAACAGCATCAACAACGCAAGTTCTACAAACTACGTTGCCTACTGCTTCGCACCCGTGGCTGGCTATTCTGCTTTTGGAAGTTACACGGGCAATGGTTCCTCGGACGGGCCTTTTGTTTACACGGGGTTTAGGCCGAGATATGTGATGATTAAACGTACAGACAGTACATCTGATTGGACTATTTATGACACATCAAGAAGCACATACAACCAAATGAATCTTGCTTTGTATGCAAACCTTTCTAATGCAGAAGGAACAACAATCATTGTGATAGATACGGTGTCCAACGGAATCAAAATTCGCAATTCAAATGCAGACACAAATGCCTCTGGTGGAACCTACATTTACGCCTGTTTTGCCGAATCACCCTTTAAGTACAGTTTAGCCCGATAGGATCGACATGGACTACCCCGGTAAAGTCATAACCAAGAATCAGGTAACTCCTACCCAGACCTCTGCTACGGGTGTATGGACGCTGGACGATGCTGCTGCTGCGGTCAAGAACAACAACTGGCCCGTGGCTGGTGTACCTAACCCAATCTCTAAAAGCCTGAGATTCAACACACCAGATGCCGCTTATTTAAATCGCACACCCGCAAGCGCCAGTAACAGAAAAACATGGACTTGGTCGGGTTGGGTTAAACGGAGTGTCATAGGCTCTGCTGTTCAACAGGGCTTAATTGGGTGTTCTAGCGGGACAACTGATTCAACCTTTATGAATTTCCAGTTTACCGGGGATCGTTTAGGTCTTGGTTTATATACGCAATACATACTGTTGACCACCCAGTTATTCCGTGATGTAGGTGCTTGGTATCACATTGTTGTTGCTTTAGATACTACCAATGCAACCGCAGATAATAGATGCCGGATGTACATAAACGGGGTTGAAGTTACCGTTTTTACCACTAGAAACAATCCAACATTAAATGCTGATTACGGAATAAACCAAGCAACTCAACACGATATTGGTAGGGCTGAATACACAAACAGTACTTGCATGGGCGGCTACATGACCGAGATCAACTTCATCGATGGTCAGGCGCTGACACCATCTTCATTCGGCATGACCGATCCTGTAACGGGTGTGTGGGAGCCGTTGAAGTATTCAGGTACATACGGCACAAACGGGTTTTACTTGAACTTCAAGGATGCCACCAGCACAACCACGCTAGGTCTGGACTACTCTGGCAACTCGAACACGTGGACAACCAATAACTTCTCTGTAACGGCGGGTGCGGGTAACGACTCCTTGACCGATGTGCCTACCCCGTGGATCGTGTACAACACCACAGGCGATGTAGGTGGGGTGGTTAGAGGGAATTACTGTACTTTGAACCCTCTTGATGAACCCTCAACCTATGCGGCGGCTGGAACTCCTGTTAATGGAAACCTAGACTTCTCTGTTAGTAACGATGCGGCAGCAGGGGCAACTTTTGCAGTGTCAAGCGGTAAATGGTACTGGGAGATGACTGTTGTATCAGGACATACCGCAGGGTCAAATACTATCTGGACAGCAATAACATCAATTAACCCAAGTTCCTCTAATAAACTTGCTTGGCAATCCGGTTCTGGTTCAAGGAGTTATGCCACGACTGGATTGAAATTCAACGAAAATACAAGTTCCAGTTACGGCAATACATATACCAACGGCGATGTCATTGGATGCGCTTTAGACCTTGATAACGGAAAAGTTTACTGGTCTAAGAACGGTACATTTCAAGCGTCGGGCGATCCGGTTGCGGGTACTAACGCTGCCTTTACAGGGCTAACAGGAACATGGCTTCCGGAGGCTACACAAAATGCTGGTGTAACTGCTTGGAATTTCGGTCAACGCCCCTTCGCCTATACGCCGCCATCCGGGTTCCGGTCGCTATGCACGACTAACTTGCCAGCATCGACTGTGTTGAAGGGCAGCGATTACTTTAATCCAATATTGTGGACAGGCGATGGCGCCAATCCAAGAAGTCTTACTGGAGTTGGTTTTCATCCAGACTTTGTTTGGATTAAATCAAGAAGCAATGCTTATGCGCATCGTTTAGCAGATGCGGTAAGGGGTGTTGGTAGAGAGTTGTTTTCAAATAGTACTTCGGCAGAAGTAGTAAATAATAATAATGGAAGCGTACAGGCTTTTAATAGCGACGGTTTCACGTTAAGTGGGTCAACAAGCACTAGCGATGTAAATGGTAGTGGTCTTACATTTGTCGCATGGAACTGGAAAGCCAACGGTGCTGGCGTAACTAATACTGCGGGTAGCATAACCTCAACCGTAAGCGCAAACACTACCTCTGGGTTCTCAATTGTTACTTATACCGGCACAGGCTCTAATGCCACGATTGGGCATGGCCTTGGTGTTGCGCCTAGTATGGTGATTGTGAAGAATAGAAGTACAACAACGGACTGGCTTATTTATCATGTGTCTTTGGGTGCAACTAAAAGCATAGCATTTGATACAGCCGCCGCAATTACATCGTCTACAAGATGGAATGACACCGCACCAACATCAACCCTTGTTTCAATAGGCACTTCAGCCGGAGTAAACGGAAGCGGGAATTCAATGGTTGCCTACTGCTTTGCCGCTATCTCAGGCTTTTCTGCGTTTGGATCGTACACAGGTAACGGCAGCGCAGACGGGCCGTTTGTTTACCTTGGCTTCCGTCCTGAGTTTGTGATGATTAAAAATGCGTCTGCAACAGGAGATTGGTTTATTTATGACACAGCAAGAAACACATACAACGTTGCAGATAACCGATTAAAACCAAATTTATCAGATGCAGAAGGAACTGGAGGAAGTTTTGGCCCAGATATTCTGTCTAATGGTTTTAAGATGCGTTCTAATTTTGGTGAAATGAATGGTTCTGGAAACACCATAATTTACATG